CAGCACCACCTACAACTGGCAACAATGGTTTGATACGGAGCTAAAGAAGAAGTACGAACAAGAAGTTGAACTTGGTTACAGCACCGAGGCAGCAAAAGACACCATCAAAGTTGAAGCGCAGTTTGCAAGGGATTTCATGGACAAGTACTTGATCCCACGTTTTAACACCTCTCGTTCAATCAGTGAATTCACGGAGTACCTTGATGTTCGGCAACAAGAGCAAAACCCGTTCCAAACGCAGGACATGCTGAACGCTGTTAGTCAGGTTGCCAACTTGCGTGCCGATCAGTTTTTAGCTCAAGTTCAAAATACTCCCGACCGTTACTTTAACGCCGACTTTTATTTCAATCCCACTGGAGACAAGGCTAGGACTGATGCTTACTCTCAACAGTCCCAGGTAGTAGCAGATGATTGGGAAAAGGCAAAAGCCGGTGACGAATATTGGGCAAGCCAGGCATATCGCTTTGGTATTGATCCAAATAACAAAGAACAATTTGCGCGAATGCATTTCCAGGTAAAAGGAAAAGGATTGGGATACGACCCGGCGGAAGACGTATTAAACGCAGGGAAAGTACAAGATGAAATTTACAATAAAATCTTGCCTTCTCTTAAGGAAGAAGCATTAAAACAAGGATCAATCTTTGGTCAATTTATCACGCCAGAAGAATTTGCCGACGAGATGTTGCAAGGCCTGGACCCAACGGATAAGGCTACTTGGCAAAAAGCGCTAGATGCAGTTGGCCTAAAGGATTTCCAGGGGAACCTGGGTGAATTTAAAGACTTAGTTGCAGAGACATTACGTACGGGTTCCGCACAACAAATCAGAGAGCAGATCAAATACCTGAATGAAAAAGGTAAAAAGCCCACTCAAAAAATTTTGGGTGTTGATTACATTGAAAGACCCGAAGACTACAAAACGGACTCGATCAAATCAGAAACAGAAATGTACAGAGTCTTTCAACAAGCTGGTTACAAGGGCACAGAAGATGAGTTTTACACTGATCTGTTCCCCGATACGGACCGAAGTGAGCAACAGCTTCTCACCAAGGCGGGCGCAGGCAGCGCCCTTCAGTTAAAAGGACTTGACTTAAGTGATCCATTCGCATCCCTTGGTACTATCCAAAGTTTCTTTGGTGATGAGGACACCGATACAACAGATGAGACAACCACCAAAGAAAAAAGTATCTTTAACTTAGGATTGGATGATGAAGAAACAAGCTACAAATCAAAGACAGGTAGCCAAATCTTGGGTGAATTTACATCAATGTTTAAAGGATTCTGATGTCTGACAAACGCAAGAAAGCCGCTGGTGCTGCCAAGTTGGCAAAAGATAAAATGGCCTGCAACAAACCGCAGCGCACTCCAGGTCATGCCACAAAGTCTCATGTTGTAAAAGCATGTAAAGACGGTGAAGAAAAAATTATCAGATTTGGACAGCAAGGAGTTGAAGGCGCAGGTAAAAACCCAACTTCAGAAAAGGACAAGGCCCGTCGCAAGTCTTATTACGCACGTCACAATGCACAAGATTCAAGTCCCGACAAAATGTCTGCACGCTACTGGAGCCACCGTGTAAAATGGTGAGCACCACATTGGTTTCTCATGGCCAAACCCAAGTCCAGCTCAGTCTCCAAAATTGAATCTAGGCCCAAGCGTACCAAACAGGGGCAGGGGTTGAATTCAAAACCTAATCACGGACGCAAACAAACACGCGGCCAAGGTAAGTAAATTGTGTATGATTGGGAGTAACTAATGTTACTCCTATGTCGGATCTTTCCGCTGCGCTTAATCTGATCAGGAAATACGAAGGTTTTAACGAACAAGCTTTCGCAGATCCTCACACAGGGAAAGATCCGTACACCATTGGTTACGGCACACAGTTTTACCCTGACGGTTCTCCTGTCAAACGTGGTCAACGTTGCAGTCCACAAAAAGCACTGGAGTTGTTATTCCACGAAACAAATATCATTGACACCCAGCTGCTAAAGCAAAACCTGGGCCTTGATGACGGCATGCGCCAAGCCTTGATTTCTTTCATTCACTCCATCGGCTGGGAACCCTTTCTTTACAGCGCCATTATCGATTGCATTGAACACGAAGATTACTGCGGTGCCACGCGGGAAATGGGCCGGTGGATCTTCAATGCTGATCATCAAGTCGTTGGTAATCTCCTGGATCGACGCCGAGAAGAAATCAACCTGTTCCTCCAAGGAGTTGATGCAAATCCCTGGGCCTCTACCGAAGTATTGTTGACGGCATTCCGCAATTACACCGCAGCACCTCATCAGGTGAAAGCAGTACGACGCTTGGAAGAACTCATGAGTCCATACATCCTGGCAGAGTTTGGAAACAACTTCCGGATTGATGAAAACCCTTGGTTTGATTTTAACGACCAAGAAGCAGATCTTCTGTCCGCCAGCTAGCATTAGAATAATTGCAACACGCAAATGAAGGCTGGAATGGAGAGATCAGTCGAGCCCAGGGAATTTGAACTCCCGTTGGAATTGCAGTTCTCCATGCGCAAGGCAGAACTTGCAGCGCAAGAGATGACATGGGATGAATTGCTGTACGCACTTCTGAACCTCTACCACCAGCGGCTGATGGAGTGGTATGCCATCAAGGATATCCTCGCAGCAGAAAACATCTCGATTGACTTCGACATTCCCACCGACTTGGAATTAGCAGAACTCGCCGCCGCTTGTATTGGCGACGACGAGGATGACGAAGACGAAGATGAGCTTCAACCGTTTTGAGCTTCGTCCAAATCAATAAGGCGGTTGAGGTACCACTGTGCCTTCTTCAGTGATTCTGTCCCGCCTTTATGCTTCTCACGCCAGATATACTTCATGCAGTTGCCCTTGCAGTAACCACGGAATTCTTCGGTGGTTAAAGCTGCCTCAATGGCTTCAATTGTTTCGATGCCCCCATCGGTGTAATGAGAAGGATGGTTAACCACATCCTCCTGGAGCACCGGAGCCTTTTCTTTCGTTAGCCAGGGCACAGGACAAATACCGTCCTTGCAGCCAGAATCGTCTGTTACCGGCTCAAACCACGACGTTTGCGTGACTGCTCCAGCATCTCCTCGCTGGGTCCCTCCAGGTCCAGCACTAACGCCCTGGGTTTCGGTGATGCGCCCATCTGCAGGCCCTCCTCCATTGACGGAATGTACCCCGTCGTTCCAGGCCGTTGCCCCTCGAGATTCAGTGGATTCCTTTCCCGCCCCTGTTGACATGCGACCAAGCCTCGGTTGTACATATCCATTAATGGTACATCATTCGCTTCATTGTCGAGCGGTGCACCAAAATCTTCTTCGCTGAGGCAGCGGCACTTTACTTCGTCTTGAATGAAGCTATCTAAGAAACCTGCGACGCCATGCATGGCGAATACCCTGGTTGATTTATTGCTTCTACAATGATACTATGGCAAAATTCTTTGACCCCAATTACGATCCAACGGCTGACGCTGGTACGTCAGGGGCTGAGGTTACTGACCTTAATCCTGAACAGGCGTACGATACAGATTTACGTCGTTTCCCGTCAGAAGAAAGACAAGCTGTTGAATCGTTAAACGATAATCAAGACCGCGTTGGTAAGTTCTTTAGGGCAGCCAAAACCGCTGGGGCATACCGACAAAGAGCAGGTATTGCTGAACCGACCATCCGAGGTAAAACCCCAAGAACAGAAGCAACAATGGACGGTGTTGCACTGCCAAGTATGGGGGACACAATCGGACGAGCCGGAAGTACCGGCTACGCCCGTAAACCTGGATCAAGCTTTGGTAAGCAATACTAAACCTGGGAGAACACAACGTTCTTTGGTTGGTCTTGATACTTACCTTTCCGGTCCTGGTAAGTAACTTCACAATGGCTACCAGTGTGGAACAACAGCTGAGTAATTCCCTCGTTCGCATAAATGCGATTGAACAAACCAGTGCAGTTACTGATTTCAAGCGTAAGGTAACCCTCCCATCCTGCTTCGGCAGGCGTGATGTTTACCATAATCCCTGACCGCGCATACGTAGATTTACCAACAGCTACAACACTAATGTTGCTAGGGAGCCTCAGACGTTCATGCGCTACGCCAAGGCAATAGCCGTACGGCGGCAGCAAGAAGTATTGGCCACGTTCGTCTTCCCGCAGATCCGCTGGCTTCAAAATATCGGGATCAAAATTCTTGGGGTCACAATCCCCGGCTTGTACACGGCCAAAAATCAGGCACTGACTAGGTGATAAGCGAATGTCATATCCGTACGAACTGAGGCCGTAACTGAGAAGTTTCCGTCCATTCTCCTTGCTTACCAAATGATCCACAAATGGATCAATCATCCCATGTTCAAGGGCCTGCTCACGAATTTCCCAGTCGGCAAGGATGCTCATAATTCCTTTTAATCCTTTTCACTCTAGAGAAATTAACAGAGAATGTGCCCCCTTGGTTCGTAAATATCCTTAAAACGTTCGATTGCTTTCCCCGTATCTTCCATGGGAGGCAGGTACACCAATAGTGAGGTGCACGTTTTATGCACGCCAACACCTGTGCTCTTGCGAACTGTTAACGTTGGTGGCGTCCGCAAGATGCAGATGGGAAAATCAAAGATCTTAAACTCGTAACGAATCATGTCCGGGCAGTTGGTAAAGTACAAGCCCTGACTTACTTCTCTTGCTAACCAGCTGCGGTACAGCTTTCGGAACCACACCGCATGTGACGATGTCAAAGTTGGAGAAGAAGACCGTGTCATCTTCCAGCGTTCATTCTTCTTGTCCCAGAAGTATGCGCCACTGGGAGGAAAGACGTAAACCTTGCCGTACCACGTTTGGCAGTTCAATCCATCGTCAGATGGAGTGAAATACTTCTTGGCATCGACGTATTCATTTGCAAAATCTGAGCTGGCAACATCAAGATCAATACCCTCCATCAGGGCGTGCGCTGCTGAAACCAGGTCAGAACTTGTGATTAACTCACGATCTTCTGCGTGAGCCTTGATGTTTTCAATTGCCATCAGTCTTCCGATACTTTGTTGTAGTCGATTTCCAAGTAACGCATGCCCGCTGCATCATTGATGATGTAACCAGCTTTTTCCGTTGGATTAATTTTCTGTGCAGCACTGAGGATACGCCTGAATGTCTCAGCTAAATCCCCATCATTACCGCGTTCACACTCCTCTTGCGCTGAGTGCATCTCCTTTAGCGTCATGAAGAACATCGAACGGTCGGAATTGTCAGGTTGAAACACCATCACCCCTGGACCTTCATGCTCCCACATTTTGCAATAATGCTGCCCCATGTCACCAAGGATCAACTTGATAGTGGCATCAAGCATCTTGGCTTTCGTTTGATCAAGCTCAGGACCGATCACCGATGCGATCAACTTTTCACGACGGCTCATTTTTGATCAACCCCTGCTTGATTAATGCTTCCAGTAGTTTATTGGTTGGTTTGTACAAGACAACCATCTTGCCCAGGATACCGCGTTTTTTTACGAGGCGTCCAGTATCGTCCTTCAGTTTTTCAAATTCTCCTGAACGGATCAGATATTCTGCCACACAACGTAGCCGTCGTTTAAGTGGCAATTCGGCTTGCGGGAATTTGCCGCAGATTGTATCAGGTGTTAAGTCCTGGAACGCAAGACGCAAACGATTGGCAAGTGTCATACCAAAGTTCGCATCCTCTTCTTCATAATTTTTTAAGTTTTCCAGGTATCTTTGCAGGCACCCGTCATCGAAAGATCCTTCGGGTGGCAAGAACATTTCCACTTGATCCGCAAGTGATGCTGGCAATACTTCCCTGTAATTGACCAGGGTTACAACCTCAGTTTCAATCCCGTGAAATCTGTGCGGCATTATACGAGACGATCGGGGTTAGTTGTTTTATATTTGGTCGACCGTGCACCGGTGTTGCCAATAAAATCCCAGAGATCACTTTGGCGATTCTTGCAGAATGCGTGAATCATCTGGTTCCATGGGATACGAATAACCGCTTTGCGATTGGGATCTGGCGAAATATTGACGTAGTGAACACCTTCTACCCAACCCTTGTCAGGAGTCTTACGTCCAATAGAAATCCAATTTCTGATCGTTTGATCGGATACGCCCAACCGCTTGGCACACTCCTCAGTTGATACGTATTCATCTGCGTAAATCTGGGGATTCAAGATATTTGTTTCATCTTCTCCGTAACGACTGTGCCACATTGACGAAAGGATGTTGCGAATACCCTTGAGTTCGGTGGCAATATCCTCCAAACCTTTTCGTAAGCCGTAGTTCATAGCGACAAATCCTCTCTATAGATGCTAGTGTGTGTGAAAAGGTTTTGCATCATGGAAGAACAAATTCCCCCTAGTCAGTTTCCGGGTCAGCCCACTGGTCAGGACTATTTCATGAATGAGATCAGCCCTGAAAATCTTGCAGCAATGAAAGCAAGAGCAAAAGAACTAGCCATCCAACAAGCCTTGGCCCAGCAAGCGAGCTTTCAACAGCAACCGCCGCAGGTGATGTATGTTCGGCGCAACCTTACCGTTGCAGAATTACTGGTTGTATTCCTCATTTCCTGTGGAATTGTAACAGGAATCCAATTTGTTTGGCACGGTGTTTCCAACCTGCTGCCCAGGATTGAGGTAAGGGTTAAGTGAGCAAAGAGAACTATAATTAGGTATAATACTGCGCAGTATAAGTAGGTGGCCACCAATAGAAGGATCAGCGAGTTTCCGTCGATTGACGGCACCGCGATTGTTGATGAAGACCTCATGACGCTGGTCCACGTTTTTGAAGTGGACCCGGTACTGCGCAACAAAAAAATTACCTTCAGTCAATTCCGTACTTACCTA